GAACCTTTAAAGATACAATTCTTCGCGCAGAGAGGAATATTCGTCAAAGGTTCGGATTTTTCAAAGGTTCGGATAATGAAAAAAACACCACCCATGCGGATGATGCTTTCGTCAGTCTCTCACTGCCTAAAGACAGTTATAAGCGAATTATTCTCTTGATTTTCTTCATTGCGGGACTTCCAATTTCCCAATTTTGTGCGGCATCAATGAACCTTCTTAACTTCTTGTCATATCCTTCTATAGCATGCGCCCGCTGTTGATGTATGCATAAAATCATCTGACTGCATAATTCGAAGTAGGCTTCAGCTGTTTCATCTATAATTTCTGCGGTCTTTTGGTCAAATAAAAGGGATGTCTTATCAAGTTCCTCTTTATCGCTCTGCAAATAGGAGTCCAGCAAATCTGCGAGTTTAAAGTCTGTTGTCCCACCCATGCACGTATACATACATTTCAAGCGCGCTTCATCGGACATCGTTCCTTCAAAAAGAATCCTCCGGTTTGCCCATAAAGACAGCATCGAGCAGATTGTTTCTTCGTATTCCTCTATCAATTTGTCATTGGCACAGCTCTTGAAATCTTCTATCGTATTCAGTGTGTCTTGGCTTATTTTGGAACAGAACACTCCGATAAACTGAAGAAGCTTGTAAGATCCATATCTTTTTTCGAATAGCGCTATATTGTTCTGTTGCCTTGAGAGATGAATTGAAATCCAGATAGCTACAGCCGATAGCACTATAGGCATTATGGACAAGAGGTAATCCACCCAGTCCCTTGTGACCGTTACTGTCATTTCCTGATCTTCCCCTCCTTGAAATGCCTCCTACAAAGGGAGACATAGGACTCGTTTCCTCCGAGCATGACCTGTTCGCCCGTGCGGACGATCTTCCCGTCTTTCACCCTCGCGTTGTACTTCGCCCTCCTGCCGCACCAGCAGACCGTGGGGACTTCCTCGATCACGTCGGCAACCTCCATAAGCCGCCTGGAGCCTTCAAAGAAATGGCCCGTGAAATCGGTCCGCAGGCCATAGCACAGGACGGGGACGTTATAGTCATCCACAATGTCGGAGAGCAGGTCTACCTCTGCTTCCGTCAGGAACTGCGCCTCGTCAACGATCACTGCGGCTATATCGTGTCCTTGCAGTGCCGCGTAAATGCCAGATCCTGCGACCTGAACGGCGGCAAGGAAATCGTCCACGAACTGGCACTCCGCTTCCAGGCCGATGCGGGAGCGGACAATCCTCTCCCCGTCCCTCGTGTCCGTCCTGGGCTTTAAGAGCACCGGCTCCTGCCCCTTCTCGATGTAATTGTGCCTGACCATCAGGGCATTGGCGGTCTTCGATGACCCCATCGCCCCGTATCTGAAGTATAGCTTTGCCATGTGTGTGTCCTTGCTCTTCCTGCCATCCGTTCCATTTGTCCATTTTAGGACAGCTGCTGTCAGGTAGTCAACGATAGTGTGGGCTTTGTTCCGGGGGATTTATTTCACGATCAGGGATGCCCGCATTCTTACACAAGGTTAAAATAGATCGAAATCCTTCTGCACGGCTTTCCTCACAAACACATCCTCTCCACTTCTATTGGAACTCCGGCTTTCCATCACCCCATCATTCGCCTTCTCCGTCCACATGTCGATCACCACGCCTATGGTCAGGAGGTCGAGGTCCCTGATAGAGATCCCGACCTCCGTGCAGCGCAGGAGGAACAACGGCGTGGTCATTTCCCTGCTGCTCCTCCGAGGGCTTTTTTTGCCTGGATGTCCGTCTGGATGTTGTCGCCCCACAGTTCGAGGATCTGCGGCAGCACCTCGTAGATGGAAAACATGTCGAACTGGTCGAGCCAGTCCTCGATGGTGCCGGGGATGGTCGGATCCGCATGCCACGCCATGATGTACGCCACGTTCTCAAAGATCTCAAGGTCCTCGATCGCCAGATCCTTCCCTTCCTCCGTCTTCTTCCCGAAAGACTTCTCCAGCTTCGAGAGGTCCTTGAAGATGTCCCTCTTGAATTTCGCCCTGTAAAGCCTGGGCACGGTCGCGGAAGAACGCATAGGCACCTGTTTCCCGTTAATGTCAATCACGCGGTAGATCATTCTATTCTTTTCCTCCACTCTGTTTCTTGTGCTCGTCGTTGCCGGTGCAGAACCATGCGGGGATGGCGGTTAGTATCTTGTCCCACGCCATCCCCTGTGTGCATGATCCGCAACTCACTTATTATCCACGCCACCCCCTGCAATACGGGTGATGGATGAGTTGCTTACTCCCCGCCATTTTCCACAGCCGCTTCCGCAGGTACGTACACATTTTTGTACCAGTTGGCGTAGGCGGTGGCGTCCGTCTCGTCGCCCGTCCTTGCCTTCACAAGGCCGTCAGACCTGGGATCCGCCGCGATGGACAGCTGCTCCGTGCCGGGCTCGATGGAGTCTTCCTTGGTCTCGGACTCGATGGAAGGCCGGGAGGTCGTGCAGTTGTAGAGCACGTGGCGGATTGCGTGCGCGTCGCCGTCGAACTCAAACAGGAGCGCGAACTTCACGCTGTCGGAGTTGGTGCTCTTCTCGATCAGGACTCCCTTGGCGTCCTTCACCTCCTGCAGGATCTCCGTCCGGAACCACTCGGGGATCAGCGCCATCTCAAGGTCTCCCGAATAGCCGTTGTTGGTCACGGAGCGGAAGTAGACGATGCCGTCCGCGTAGAAGGGGTTCGACTCGCCTTCCGCGTCAAGGGAGATGCTGACCGCGCCGGGGATAGCCCTGGGCGCATCATAGGAAAACGTGGTCACGCCGTCATTCACAGTTTCCGTGAGCTTTGCGGCGTGGACGTTTTTCAGGTTGTATTTGACTTTATTCTTCATTGGCTGTTCCTCCATCCGGTTCTTCTGTTCTGTCTTCCACAGTGGTTCCGGTATCCGGTTCATCGGTGTCTTCGGTTTCTGCGGCGCCATTTACAGTGCCATTTATGGTGTCATTAGTGCCATCAGCGCCATCAGTGCCATCAGCGCCATTCACAGTGTCAGCCTCAGTGCCATTCACAGTGCCACTCTCTGTATCTTCCTCTGTTGCATCCAGGGGATCCGTTTCCATAGGTGCAGCCGGAGCAGCCGCGTCCCGCTTCATCTGGAAGGTGTACATGACCTCGTAGAGCTTCTCAGACTCGATCCAGACCTCTGACTTGGAGTAGTAGACATCGTGGCTGTCCAGGACGTCTTCCACACGGTTTTCCAGGTCCGGATCCTTTGCGTCCGTATACAGCTCGACATGCACCTCGTCCACCTTGAAGTATGCCCTCCCGTCTGCGGAGAAGTTGTCCGCGCCGGGGATGACGTAAGTAATGAATGGCGGCTCCGGTGACTCGCCTTCCGCGAAATGGTCATAGGCGGACGGGATGCCCGCTTCCGCCAGCTCCTCCATCATTTCCAGCAGTTTTTCCATGTGTCTGCGCTCCTTCTGTACTCCTTTGCTTCTTCCTCACTTCTGTACTGATCCCATGCCATTCCTGCATACAGCACCCCGGCCATCCACACGCCGAGGAAGACGTTGCGGGAGACTGGCAGGGGAACATGGTCACACCCCTCCAAGCGCCCTCTCGATATCCCTCACAAGCTGCTCCTCCCCGGCTGCTTCCGCCGGCGCGATGTGCGGGATAGCCCTGACGCGGCCGCCGCCCCTCTTTGCATGGCCGAATTCCAGGAGGTGCGCAAGCATATAGCGGGAGGGGGAATACACAGTGACTTCAAGTGCCGTCGCCGTTTCATGCGTCTTCTTCGCAGTCCAGCTCCTGGCATACCTGCCGGTCTTTCTTGGCGCTCCGGAGCTGATGCCCTTGCGTACTGATGTACCCGCTTTTGTCACGGCTTTTTTCACGTCCGCCGTCGCTGCGAGGTTATAATTCTTCAGCTCCTGCATGACGGCATCTGCAAAGCCGTCAATGGAAACCTTTTTTGATGACATTATCCAGTCCTTCCCTCCTCTGCCCCTGCGCTTCCTTTGCTTCACCTGGGCTGGTCCGCAGTCCGAATCACAGCCGGTTCTTCCACGAGGTTATAAAACCGCCTCCGCGTGGCTAAGTGGCCCTCTGAAATACACAGCCCCGGCGGGCCGGTGTGCCGTAGTACCGGAGTGCCAGCGGTCAGCCACGTGGTCACCTCTCCACGCGCTCACAGTGGAACTTGATGCTGTTGTTCTTGAAGGCCATGTGGTCCACGTGGACGATGTTGAGGATCCAGCCGCCAAAGATGATCCTGTAGTTCCCTGCCGTCACGGCGGCGGTCTCCGGGCAGAAGCGCACGGTAAACTCCATCGTTTCAGTATCCCGCGTATGCCCGGCTTCTTCCGCTTCGGATCCTCCGGACTGGTATGCTGTTGCCCAGCAACAGAAATAGGTCTTCCATGCATTCCTGTGGTTTCCAATCCTGTCCACGACTGCCTCATTCTTCTCGATCAGGATGCGGGTCCTGAACCCTGCGATGTCCATAATCCTTACCTCCCCACTCTCTCCTCCAGCTCCTTTCACCCTCATGTCCCTTTTCACCAGGTACAGGCGGATAGCTCACACCACCCCTTCCCGGATGGAGGACAGGAGGCTCCGGAGCGTCAGGGTCAGGGCATGGTGGTCAGCATCCTCCCTGTGCTCGTAAAGATAGCCCACGGTGAAGAGGACAGCCACGGTCATCAGCTCCCGCCTTGCCTTCAGCTTCGGCGTCGGATCCGTGCCGTTCTCCTCATCCTGGCTTTTGGAGTCCACTGCTTCCCACTCTTCGTCAGTGAGCCTCGCGACGTCCGCGCACAGCCTTCCGGCGGTATCGAGGATCGTCTGGATAAGGGGATCCTCGTAGTCAGAATCCACACGCAGGTATGCTTTTGCCTGCTCCAGTGTCACAAGTGCCATGCCGCCCTCCTTTCACTTCCCATTCTCTGATCCATTCCGCAGCCGCAGGGATACAGGG